TGGTGGATTTATATTAGCCCACATATTACCTAACACGGGTTCACTTTCATAATGCTCTTGTTCGTATATTGTTTTTTGACATGCGTATAACATATCAACTAGTTTTTTAAATTGTGGTAACTCATTCATGTTAGTTGTTGAGTGCCAACCTTGAACATTAGTTCTAACTATTCCTTTATCTTCTTTAGACCAAGCTATAATATCTCGTTCTAACTCTTGATTAAGAGTTGGATGTTTTATATCTGCAATATAAATTGGTGTTGGAAAATGTAAATCTCTATGCATTATTTAAATGGCGGACCTCCAAACCACATTACTAAAGATTTTCTATTACCACGAATTACAGGTTTTACTCTGTGTCTTATAAAAGATGCAAAAAATATAGCGTGTCCTTGTTTAATTTTTGCAACTTTACCTTCACTTTGAAGTTCTAAATCACCACCTTCAAACTCTGTTTCAGGAGATAACAAACAAGTCATAGATATTTTTCTAACTGGGGGTTCGTGCTGCATGTTCACATCGTTGTCTACATGCCATTCATAAAACCCTCCTTCTGGGTATTCTGTGTACTGTGCCATTTCATTTATAGTCATTCCATCAAAACCAAAATGATTACCATTAGTAGTTTTCATAATACGTTCTATGTCTTTGTACATGTCAGCCATTTTTTTAAATGGTATCCAACTAATATGTGAGGTTCTAGTTTTAGTATCAACATGTCCACCTTTAATTCCTTTTTCATTTCCAACTCCTGCATCGTTTCTAGGTTCACTTCTTCCAGCTTCAATAATCATTTGACATTGTTTAGGTGTAAAGATTGGTGTTGTTGTTTCTACTATATAAGATTTCCATCGTGGTTCTGTTATCATATTAATATCCGTATTCTACCCATCCCGTTATTATATATTTATCATTTGATAGAGGTGGGTTGCCTCTATGAATGTGTGTAAACTGTGAAGGCCAAACTAACATAGTATTTTTTTCTGGTTTAAACCTACACTTTTGATATAAAAATTCTGTTTCTCCACCTTCTGTTACATCATTAAGATAAACACTAAAAGCTAGTACTCTATTTCTAGCTTTCATTTCAGCATTTTCACAATGCCACATATGATAACCTTCACCTACTTTAGTTTTTTGTATCTTAACTTCTAATATATTGTGTGTTGCTAATTTTTTTAAGTATGAATATTTTTGAACATACAGAGGATACACATCTTTAAAAAACATATCTATAAAAGGTTTGTTGTTATAAGTCATTGCAACATTAGTATCTCTTATAGTATCTATTGCATTATCAGATACTAACATCTCATCTTCTCGTCTAGGGTATACTGCACCTTGTTTCTCGCACTTATTAAAATAATTTATATAGTCATCTATTAATTCATTAGGCATAAAGTTTTTAAATAACCCTATGTGATTATCTATGTAATATTGTTTATCCATTACCAAGCACCTCTATTTTTTATTGGATCAAACTTTACATCACAGTTTGCAGCAAGAGTTCTTCTTACTTCATTTGTACCATTAAAAGGATATACACAATGTCTCATATCATATGGAAAGATATAAAAATCTCTAAGGGCCATTGGTGGTTGATAATCTATTTTAGCAAACTGACCATTAGCTGCTCCTAATATCTGTAGTCTACCATTCTGTTGTACGTGTTCTGCTGAGTATTCTTTACCAAAAGTTGATGGCATTTTTAAAATCATAACACTAGATAAACCAGTAAACAACATACCACGATGAATATGTGCAGGGTTGTATTCATGTTGTTTCATCTCGTTAACCCAAACAGAGTTTAGATGTGTCTCATAATCTTTAATTTTATTAAACGCTAAATAATGTTTAAACATTTCCATAAAATAATTTGTTACATCTTTTGGTAACAAATTATGGTTTTTCATTTTAGTTTGATCAGCTCCATGATAAAATAAAGAATGTTCTTTTTCTATCTTACCTACTAGCTGTCCATTAGCAGGTTCTAAATTATGATAATTAGTTTCATATATATAATTAATAGAATTATATATATCTAAAGGAACTTGATACTTTAAAATAGATTGACCTAAAAATATAAAATCAAATTTTAATGTGTCCATATTTTTCTTTAATACTTTTTGGCACAATATAATTATTTGTTTCTTTTTTAACTATTGTTTTTATAGTGTGCATATTCTTTCCTAATACTGTATCGTCGTATCCTATATCATTAATATTGATTTGTTTCAAGTCTTGAAACTGGTGAGGATAATATGGTTCATCTAAAAATTTATATAATTCTTGAAATACTTTTTTTGGATTAGCTACCATATCGTCATATTTAATAAAATGACACATGTTAGGATAATTGTATGAATTTTTAATAGATTTAATTTCTTTTATAATAGCACCATTTGTATCCATTAAAGCTAATAGTTTTTCTTCATCGGTTTTTCCTAATTTATTTACAAAAGAATCTGGGTTTTCTGTATACCATTTCATATAGCTAGCTAACACATCCATTAGATCTCTTAACAAAACAATACATTTAAATTCATATTTAAAATGTTTTTGCATTAATTCAAAATTTCCAGGGTTGCCACTTACTAGTGCAGGTCCACGATCTATAATTATTCGTTGGGGCCAGTCTTTGTAATATAAATTAAATACATTATCTAATATATTATTTAAAGATTTATGGTCAGGAAAATTTTGAAATGTGTCTGTTGTTTTTATTAAATATAAATTTTTCATTATTTCTAATGTTACAGAATTACCTGTGCAAGCTACATTTGTATTTTGATTCATAATACTTGCAAATAAAGTATTTCCAGATCTAGGTAATGCTATGAGAAAAAATAACTTACGGTTTTGATTTCCCATGTTGTTCAATCTGTTCTTTCTCTGTATAACTTTGTTCTAATTCACCAGACTTTTTAATTCTTTGTAATGATTGTAGTTGTCCCATAACATTAAATACTTCTGCCTCACTTGAGTTTTGATTTAATGTTTTAGCTTTTTCATGGTATTGTAAACCATAAGATTCTAACTGGTGAACGTTAACGTCTTTATCGTTAAATGATCCATCATTAAATTCACCTTTTAATTTAGACCACATCTTAATTTCTCTCATTCTATGTTTAGCAGTTTTTTCCATAGAAGCTTTTGCAAATCTACATTCGTCTAAATCTATTTGATATTTAGTTTTTTTGTATTCATCCTCTTCTTTATCAATCTTTTTTTCTAACCAAGTTATCTTTGCCTCGTTTCTTCTATAGTCAAACGATAATGTCATTAGGTTATCTAAGTATGATGATTGTTCTCTAACACACTGCCAATACTTTGATGCTTTAGTCGGGTATCTATTATCTTGTAATACAGAAAACCTTGCTTCTGTTTCTGTTCGAAACATTTGTTTCTTGGTCCAAGTGTCTCTAAGCTCGTCCACCATACCTTTAAACGATGATAGATCTTCCTGTGTTAATAGATTATTTAAATGTGGTTCTTCACCTTGTATAACTTCTTTAACGTCTTTTTTCATAGCTTTATCCTTTATAGTTAAGACTAATATATATTATTTAAAATATATTACAAGTCTTATGAATCGGTAAATGTTACTACACCACCTGCTTCTGTCCATGCTTCAGCTGCAGACGATTGTGGAGGTTCATTACCACCAAAAGCTAAAGCAGCAGCTGGTGCTCCTGAAGAACCAGCAACAGTTCTTCCTACATTTAAATCGTTTTGTTCTGACCAATTACTTCCATTCCATAATTCTGTTAACGCTTTATTAGGAGCATTTCCGCCAATAGCTAATGCTGCTGGTGCTGTTCCACATGCACCTCTTGCAAAAGCACCTCTTCCAGTATTTAAATCATTTACTTCTGTCCATGAAGATCCATTCCATGATTCAGTTATTCCTTGATTAGGAGGATTTTCTCCACCATAACCTAATGCTAATGAAGTGCTTGATACAGCGCCTGATATAAAATATCTTGCAGTATTTAAATCTGCTAATTCAGTCCAATTAGTTCCATTCCAAGATTCATTATTCGCTGCAGGAGCGGTCTGAGTTGTCCCACCAAACATTAAGGCAGCAGTTGAAGTTCCACCACTTGCGGCTATTTCTCTACCAGTATTTAAATCATTCACTTCAGTCCAGTTTGTTCCATTCCATAATTCTGTTATTGCTTTAGGATTAGGAGGAGCTGGATTACCTCCAAAAGCTAATGCAGCTGTATTTCCTGTTCCAGCACCTGATAAAGCTTGTCTAGAAGTGTTTAAATCATTTACTTCAGTCCAATTAGTTCCATTCCATGATTCTGTTTGAGCACTAAAATTTCCTCCTGATGGAGTTCCTGATGGAGGCCTACCACCATAACCTAAAGCAGCTGTTTGAGTTCCACTTCCTGCTAAATAATATCTTTGATTGTTTATAGGATTAACAGTTGACCAAGAACCAATTAATGCTCCTTTACTACCTTTTAAAACCTGAGAAGTTGTATTATACCAAACTTGTCCTTCAACAGGATCTGATGGGTCGGTTGCTACTGCTTGAATTTGTGTTCCTTTTATTTCTTTGTATGTTGCCATAATTAATCCGTGCCTACCGTTTTAGTTGATGTTGATGGATTACTCCATTCTTCTGTTGCTCCTGTTCGTGATCCACTATCACCACCAAAAGCTAAAGCGTTTGTTTGGTTTCCAG